GGCGGCTTTTTTCTTGCCCGGCTTCCGGGCTTTACCCCTGAAAGGCCGATATGCAATTGCCAAATAACATCGCGTTCGCAGTAGCGTCCGCATTCGCCGCTGCCGTCAGCATCACCGCGATCACCAATGCCACCGAGGCTGTGGCCACCGCGACGAATACCTTCGCAGCCGGCGACTACTTCGAATACACCGGCGGCTGGAGCAAGGCCAACGGCCGCGTGTTCCGCGCGAAGGCGGCGTCGGGCACTTCGTTCACGTTCGAAGGCCTGGACACGAGCGACACCTCGCTGTTCCCTGTCGGCGCGGGCGTTGGCACCGTGCGCAAGATCACCACCTGGACCCCAGTCACCGGCGTGGTCAGTGCTGACATCTCCGGCGGCGATGGCAAAAACGTCGAAGTGCCGCTGCTGGACAGCGACATGCCGGTCATGCTGCCCGACGGCTTCACCGCGACCACCGTCACATTGACGACCGCCGACGACAAGTCGCTGGCGCATCACGCCGCCCTGAAGAAAATCTCGGATGGCGTCGCGCTGACCTGCTTGCGCGGCATGCTCCCGGGCGGCGGCGTGCTGCTGTACGCCGGCTACTGCTCGTTCAACGAGTCGCCGAGCCTGGCCAAGGGCAGTGTGATGGCGGTGAAGTCCGTCTTCTCGCTGCAGAACAAGGTCGTCCGCTACTGATCTGTGTTGCCAGCTGGCGCCGAATGGTCGGCGCTGGCCTTTTCCAAGCCCGCGGGGTAGCGCCTCGCGGGCCTTTTTTTATCCCCACCTGAAAGAAAAATATCATGGCAAAAGCAAAACTCACTCTGGCAGTCGCCGCTACCTTCAAAGCAACCGTGTCGGTCCCGGTTGCGGGCGGCAAGTCGGCTGACGTCGAATTCATCTTCAAGCACCGCACGCGCGACGACTTCAAGGAGTTCATGGAGACCCTGGCTGGCGCCGATGACGTCGATGCGCTCATGGACATCGCCAGTGGCTGGGACCTGGACGAACCGTTCGGCAAGGACGCTGTCGAGAAGCTGGTGCAGCGCTACATGGGCTCGGCTCGCGCCGTGCTCGACGTATACCTGGCCGAACTGACCGGCGCCCGCGCAAAAAACTAAGGGACGTTGCCACCGCCATGTACGAGGCCGTGCCCACCGACGCTGAACTAGCGACCGCGGGCATGACTCGGGATGAGGTGACAACGTCTGTCGAAATCTGGCCCGACAACGTGCAGGCCTACAACACCTTTTCCGGGCTGCGCAAGCAGTGGAATTTCGCTCCGATGGGCGGCCCGATCGGTTTGAATTTCCTCGTTGCCTACAACCGGATGGACCGGATGGGGCTGACGGTCGAGGAATACAACCAGCTGGACGAAGATCTCCAGGTAATGGAAGACGCAGCGCTCACTGCAATGCGAAGCTCGGATTGAATGCAGTGCCGCCGCCAGGCGGCTTTTTTATGGGCGGCGAATGAGCACAATCACCAACGAAGCAGTAATTAAGGTCACCGCAGACGCCTCTGGCGTCGAGGCTGGCCTGCGCCAGGTAGAAGCCGCCACCACGCGCACCGGGAAAAACCTGGAAAATCTTGGTGCTACGGCCCAAAAGGCGGGCAAGTCGCTGGAGAGCCTGGGCGGGTCGACTAGCCTGCGCACGGTGGGGGAAGGTGCGGGCACTGCAGCCGGCCAGGTCGACCGTGCGACGAAAAACATGGCTGATTCGATCCAGCGCGCCACGGCTACGATGAATGCCGGCGCGAAGGGAAGCTCGCAATATTATGCGGCGCTGGCCAACTCGCGCGGCTTAAACATGGACGTGCTGCGTCCATACCTCGACCAACTCGATGCTGTCGCGCGCAAGACGGCTCAAGCCGCAGCAGCGCAGCGTCAACTCAATGCCGGCAGTGATTTCCTCGCTGGCCTGCGCTCGCAGGCTGATGGGATCGGTAAAACCGCGTCGCAGCTGGCCGCACTGCGCGCCGAGCAGCTGGGCGTCGCTGACGACGCACGTCCACTGATCGAGCAGCTTCAGGCTGCGGAAGAGGCCGCCGGGAATGCAGGCAGTTCGATAAGCGGGTTCGGCGCGGCACTCGCCAGTGTGGCGTTTGGTGGCGGAATCGCCGCTGTCGCCGAGCTTTCTGACCAGTACGGCAAGTACCTGGCGCAGCTCAAGCTGGCCACGACCGGCCAGAGCGAATTTACGAATGCTCAGAACGCTGTGCGCAGCATCGCGACGTCAGCGCAGTCCGACCTGTCGGCTACCGCGTCGCTGTATGCGAACATCACCAAGAGCACGCGCGACTTAGGTCTCGCCCAATCCCAAGTAGCCGGCATCACCGAATCGGTGAGCCTGGCACTGAAGGTCTCAGGCGCGTCGACGGGAGAGGCATCGTCGGCAATCCTGCAGCTGTCCCAAGCATTCTCGTCAGGCGTGTTGCGCGGGGATGAATTCAATTCAGTCAACGAAGCTTCGCCGCGCCTGATGCAGGCGCTGGCCGATGGCATCGGTGTGCCTGTCGGCGCGCTGCGCGCGATGGCGGAGCAGGGGAAGCTGACTACTTCGGTTTTGGCCGACGCACTACCACGCGCGCTTGGCACGCTGCGTAATGAGGCGCGGTCGGTCGAAACTATCGGCGGTGCGATCACCGTCCTCAAGAACAACGTGATGGAGATGGTTGGCGCCACCGCGCAGTCGAGCGGTGTTGTTGCCGCATTCTCGGGCGGCATCAAACTTCTTGCCGATAACCTGGTGCTGGTCGGCGGAGCCATGGCAACGGTCGCCGCTGTAAAGTTGGCAACCATGCTCGACGTGGCGGCAACGAAGACTTGGAATAACGTTGCGGCGAGCCGTGCGCTGGCCGCCACTAATCTCGCAACCGCCCAATCCAATGTTGTCGCTACGGCCGCGGCATCTGCGACGGCTGCAGCTCGAGTAAATGAATTGCGCGCTGCGGTGTTGGCCGCAGACGGAAACGTCGCTTTGGCGATCACGGCGAACGGTCTCGTTCCGGCGCAAGCGCGTGCTGCCGCTGCTGCTTCCGCGCATGCGGCTGCGTTGAGTGCTCAATCAGTTGCGGCGCGAGCCGCGTCGAGTGCAAGCGTTCTGGCTGGTGGCGCGATGGCAGCACTCGGCGGCCCGATTGGCGTGGTGACCCTTGCGCTTGGTGCCGCAGCAACGATCTGGGCAGTGTGGTCCAGCAAGGCGGATGAGGCAAATAACAAGGTCGTCCAGTCGACCGAAGAGTCCACTGCTGAAATGATCGTGCGGCTCGACGAGCAGATCGCCAAGCTCCGTGAGCGCAACGCACTGGCCGCCTCCGAGCCTCGCATCCGAGACTTGAGCGGTGTCAGTGAAGTGGACAAGGATGGCCTGGCACGCGCCAAGGCAGCACTCGACGCGAACAAAGCGGCGCAGGCGTCCGCAGGCACTGATGCACGAGCGCGGATGATGTTGCAGCTCGAAGAGGTCGAGCTGTCAGGTAAGTACGAGGCTGCGCTCGGTCGCGTGAAAGCGCTGCAGGGAGAGGTGGCCACCGCGGCATTGCGAACTCGCGGAGAGCGTCTGGATGAGTGGTACGCAAAGAACGGATCCGGCGCGCAGCGCCTAGCCGCAGAACTTGCTGAACTGAAAAAACAGTTCGGGGCCATCCCTCCGGAAATGGAGAAGCTGGTACGTGCGAAGTATGCGGACCCGGCTTCAGCTAAAGCGATCAAAAGCCAAGCGGCAGCCGCTAAGGAATATGCCGACCTGGTGGACCGCATCAACGGCAAGAGCGCAGGCGTCGATCCAGACTACCAGGACAACCTCCTCAAACTGTCGGCCGGTTATAGCGCCGGCAAACAGTCACTCGAAGCCTATCGCGCTACCGTTGAGGCATACATCGCCCAACAGCCGTTCGCAAAACAGGCCGAGGAAGATCGTCTCCGCGCCTTGAAAGAGGTGAGCGACTTCCAGGACAGCTATTCGAAAGGCCTGGAGGCGACCAGTGGCATCTACGCGAAGCGCGGCCAGGACGCCGAGGCCGAAGCTGCGCGCAACGAGGAGCTGGCCAAGACTTACGGCTTGACCAAGTCGGCGGTTGAGCAGCTGGAAATCGCCGAACTCGAAGCGCAACTGACGCAGCGCGCTACCCTTGGCCTGCAGCTTGACCAGATCGAAAGCCTCGAGCAGCTGATCGATGCAAAGAAACGCAACGCATCGGCCGTCGCCGCGATGGAGCAGGTTGACGCAGCGAAGAAGGCAGCGGAAGAATGGAAGCGGGCGTCGGACTCGATCGAGGATTCGCTGACCGACGCGCTGCTGCGCGGCTTCGAATCGGGCAGCGGCTTCGGGAAAAACTTCGTCGAGACGATGAAGAACATGTTCAACACGCTGGTGCTGCGACCGGTAATTTCCGCCATCGTGAATCCAGTCGCCGGCACCGTCGCCGGAATGACGGGCAACGCAGGCGGCGCCGTCGGCTCGGCCGGTTCGAGCGCAGCAGGGTCGGCCATCAGCTCGGGTCTTGGCCTGAGTGGCACGCTGGGCGCAATCGGCGCAGGTTCGTTGCAGACGGCAGGCGCATTCCTGACGGGGCAGATTGGGTTCGGTAGCACGCTGAGCGCGGGCGCTGCGGCAATCGGCACCGGCAGCATGGCGGGCATTACCGCCGGCCTGTCATCCGTCGTCGGTGTGCTGGGCCCGATCGCGCTGGGCATTGGTGTCGCAGTGAAAGCGTTCGGGCGCGGCCCTAAGGAATACACCGGCGACCAGACGCTCAACGGCTCGCTTGGCGCTGGCGGCTTTTCAGGCACGATCGATGCCGAGTGGATCAAGAAGGGCGGCTGGCTCCGTAGTGACAAGGAGGGCTTCGACAAGAAAACGGTCGGCGCCGAAGTCTCGGCCAGCCTGACGTCGGCGTACGATGCGATCAAAGCATCTTCAGCTGATTTTGCTGACGTGCTCGGCCTGAACGCGGCCAGTATCGCCAGCCGTTCGCAGGCCATCAAAATCGCCCTGGGTAAGGACGATGCGGCGAACCAGGCCGCGATCGCCGAGTTCTTCGTCGGCGTAGCGAACACGGTGGCGGCTGAGCTGCTGCCGGAAATCGGCAAGTTCCAGGTGCAGGGCGAGCAGGCGTCGGCCACGCTCCAGCGCCTGGCTGTGAATTTCAGCGCGGTCGACCAGATCCTGATGGTGATGGGCTCCACTTCGCTGGCGGCTTTCGGCACTGTTGGCAAAGACTCGATCGAGGCGCGCGAGCGCCTGGTGGCGCTGGCCGGCGGCATCGAAGCGCTGGCGGAGAAAACAACCTTCTTCAACGACAACTTCCTGTCGCAGGCCGAGCGGGTAGCGAACGCACAGGGTCCGCTGAACGAGAAGCTGGCAAGCCTGGGGTTCGCTGGCATCACCACCAGCAAGCAATTCAAGGAGGCGGCGCAGGGCCTGGTGAAATCGGGCGCGCTGGCCAACGAAGCCGGCGCCAAGATTTACGCTGAGCTTCTGGCGCTGGGCCCGCAGTACAAGCTGGTGTCGGATTACTTGAGGGAGGCCAGCGATACGGCAGCTGAAGCGGCGGCCACCTTGGCGGCCAGCATCCTGCAAGAGCGTGGCCAGCTGCAGGACGAGCTCGACTCGCTGACCATGACGTCGGTCCAGCTGCTGGTCAAGCAGCGCGCCGCGCTTGATGAGAGCAACCGGGCGCTGTTCGACCAGATACAGGCATTCAAGCAGCAGACTGCAGCTGCGGAAGCGGCCACGGCGGCTGCTGCCGCTGCGCTGCAGGCGACGAAAGATACGGCAGCATCGCTGATGGCCAATGTTGACGGCGCGTTTTCCGTGCTGCAGCGGGTGGTCGATCGCCAGAAGAAGGCGATGCAGGAAGAGATCAGCGTGCGCACGGCTTCGGTTCAGAAAATTGAATCGCTGTCGCAGGCGCTGCGCGGTTCGCTCGACAGCATGTCGGCGACCGGGTTCGAAGTGCAGGACCGCCAGGCGGCACAGGCGCAGATTCAAACTGCCCTGGCCATTGCGAAAGCGAGCGGCGTACTGCCAAGCGCGGACGACCTCAAGAGCGCGCTGTCGGTGTTGGGCCAAGATTCGTCGGGCCAGTTCGCCACCCAGGCGGACTACCTGCGCGACTTCTACGCGACCAAGAACGGCATCACCGACTTGGCCACGATCACCGACAAATCACTGTCGGCGGAAGAGCGGAGCCTCAAAGCGCTGGAAGGGCAGGTCAAGCAGTACGACCAGATGCTCGAGCGCGATCAGGAGCAGATCGACGTCCTCAAGGGCATCAGCACGATTGGGCTGTCGATCGAGCAGGCCGTCCTGGCACTGCGCGGCGCGATGGGTGCGGCGGGTGCAAATCCGTACAACTCGGCCACTAGCCAGATCAGCGATGCCTACAAGTCCAATCTCGGCCGTGCGCCGGATTCGGCCGGCATGAGCTACTGGCAGGACAAGGCAGCGGCAGGGGTTTCGACTGAGTCGATCATCGGGTCGATCAAGGCTTCCCCCGAGGCGCAGCTCCAGGCGCTCTACAAGGACCTGTTCGACCGTCCTGCTGACGAGGATGGGTTGAACTTCTGGCTGCAGCAGATCAAGGCAGGCACAAGCCTCGATGCTGTGAAGGAGGCGATCAAAGGCGGCGATGAGGCCAAGAAGCTGCGTGGCTTCGCGGTGGGTACGAACTATGTGCCCGTCGACATGCCGGCGCAGATCCACCAGGGCGAGCGCATCATCCCAGCGGCTGACAACCGCGAGCTGATGCGCCGCCTGGCCAGCCCGGCAGGCGATAGCGACGCCGTCGTGGTCGAGCTAAGGATGCTGCGCCAAGAGGTCGAGGGCCTGCGTGCTGCTGCGCTGCGCACGGCAGATTCGTCGGATCGCACTGCGAACAGCACCGAACAGTTCGCTGACCAGTTCGAAAACGTTACCGACGGCGGAAATATGATGCGAGTGGAGGAAATGGCATGACGGCAAGCGCTCGAGTGATGGTCCCAATCGACATCACGCCCAGCATGATCAAGACCGGCACTTCGGTGCCGGAGACGGACACAGCGAAAGGGGAGGTGGCCTGGGTATCGGGCGCGAACTATACGACCGGCAACCTGCGCAACTTCAGCGGGTCGGTGTGGGCTTGCAGCGTGGCTCACACCGGCCGCACCGCGACGCCTGACACCGACCCCGGCTTCTGGTACCGCGAGGGGCCGACGAATCGCATGGGGCCATTCGATGACTATTCGAACACGAAGGTGGCGTCGATCGGGTCGCTCACCTATGTGATCCAGGCGGGGTTCCTGAATGGCCTGTCCATCTACGGCATCGAGGCCGCAACCTACAGCATCGTCGTGAAGAATGCGCCGGGCGGCACGGTCATCCGCACATGGTCAGGCGATCTGTACAGCCAGGCCGCAGGATTCTACGAACTGCTTTTCTCGGATCTGCTGCTGACGACGCAGCTGTCCTTCGACGGGATCCCGCTCGCACCGGCGGCCGAGGTGACGATCACATTCACCTCGGCGCCGGGCAAGCGCGTAGCGATCGGCACGATCAAGCTGGGCGACTGGCGCCAGTTCATCGGCAACGGCTCCTGGGGTGGCGCGCAGTACGGTGCGGAATCGGACCGTAAGAGTTACACCCTGCGCCAGTACAACCAGGACGGCACGTACAAGATCGTCCGGCGTGCAAGCAGCCGGAATGTGTCGTGCGAAATCGTGATTGACCCCGAGCAGGCGATGTATGCCGACTCGATCCTGGACGAAATTTCCGATGTAGCCGTGCCGTTCGAAGCGAGCGGGCTACCGCGCTACGGGTACCTCAACACGCTGGGGTTCGTGACGGCCAGCATGCGCGCTGACTCGTTCGGGAAAACGTCTATTAAATTGAAAGTCGAGGGAAACATCTGATGGCAATTACTCCGGTACCAACGTTGACGGACATTCCGTCATTCCCGGCACTGGCCGACCGCGCGGCCGGCACCTATAACTCGAAGGCCTACGAATTCGGCTCGCACATGGCCGACAAGTTCAATGGCGAAATTGCGGCCGTGGCAGCAAACGTCCGCAACAATGCCTTGGAAGCGCAGCAGAGCGCTCAGGCTGTCGGGGCTTCTGCAGCAAGCGCGGCAACGAATGCGACCAATGCCGCCCGCGATGCGGCGACTGCGGCCAGCGCGCCCGGCACGAATGCGACGTCGGCCACCAGCATGGCAATCGGCCTCGGCACTAAGACGTTCACGCTGGCGCAGACGGGCAAGCTGTTCGGCAAGGGCAACACGGTCACCATCGCCGCGCCCACCGGCGACAACTGGATGTCGGGTCCGATCACCGCGTTCAACTCGGACACCGGTGAAATAACGGTCAACGTCACGAACATCAGCGGCAGCGGTACGTTCGCCGCCTGGACGGTGTCACTGTCGGGCGCGGCCGGCCTGACCGGCGTGGTGAACGAGCTGCGCGCAGCGAACATCGCCTCTGCTGCAACGGTCAACCTGACCGCTGCGACGGGCAACCTGGTGCACATCACCGGTACAACGCCTATCAACACGTTCATTCTGACGCCCGGTGCTGAGCGGTCGGTCATCTTTGACGGCGCCCTGACGCTTACCAACAGCCCCGGCCTGCTGCTGCCCGGTGGCTCGAACATTATCACCGCGGCCGGTGATCGCGCGCTAATCCGTGGCGACAGCAATGGAGCCATCCTGACCCACTACCAGCGTGCAAGCGGCCTGGCGATTCGGTCGGGCGCGGTGGACCTGGTGGGCAGCGCGGTGATTTCATCGGCTGTTGCGAACATCGATTTCTTGAGTCTGTTCACGGCCGATTACGACAAGTACGTGATCGAGATCGGGGGGCTACGCCCTTCGGCCGACGGCACCCTAGTTCTATACCTCGCAGTTGGCGGCGCAGTGGATTCCAACGCAGCGAACTACGCCGGGGGCACCGCGTACTTTCCAGTTACTGGAGCGCAGGCCCAGTCGTCAACAGATAGCGCGGGAGCGGCATTTACACTCTCCATCAGCAATGTGCAGAGCCTAATGCGAAAGCTTATAGTTTCTGATGGTGTATTTAACGGAACGGGCGCGGTACAGATTGCTTCAGCAATTTCTTTCTACAGAGGTACGAATGTGATCAGCGGATTCCGACTCGCGTATCTCGCGGGCGCTAACGCCACCCAGGGCGTAGTCCGGGTGTACGGATTCAAAAACACACTGTGAGGATGAATATGGACGTAATGGATAACGGAGTTATTCGCAAAGCAACGGCTGAAGAAATAGCGGAGATCGAGAGTCGTAACGCTACGCCCGAGCCGAAGGTCATTCCGCAGCTAATCACCTGCGGCCAAGGCCGGGAAGCACTCTACAACGCCGGTTTATTCGGCAAAGTTCAATTAGCCATCGACGCCATCGAAGACCCCGATACCAAGTGGCGTATTCAAAACGCATGGGACTACCGCCCGGCATGGGAGCGGCAATCGCCGTTCGTTGTCACGATGGCCGGCATCCTCGGGCTGGACGAAGTCGCGCTCGACGAACTCTTCATCACCGCTGCACGGCTGTAATCCTCGCGGCCCACCCGGGCCCGGTCACAAACCGCAAGACACAGCCCGCCACGGTGGGTTTTTTTTCGTCCCATCGAAAGGCAGCAATGAGCATCAGCAAGACCACCCCGCCGGAAGTCGGCAGCTACGCCGGCGCCGCAGTAACGGTCGCCACCTCCCTGACCCTGACGCAGGTAGGCGTCATCGTCGGCATCCTCACCGCGCTGCTGACGTTCCTGCTGAACGCCTGGTACACGCACCAGCGCAACTCGCGTGAGAACCGGCTGGCCGAACTGGAGTGCCACGAACGGGAGGTGCGCCTGGCGCAATTTCTCGCGCAGCTGCAGGCCCCGGAAGGAAAACCGCATTTCCCTCTACAGGAAAAACCATGAAATTCATCGAAGACGCACGGGCGCAATTCCCGAAACTCTGGTCGGTACGCTTCGCGCTGCTGGCCGCCATCGCATCGGCCATCGAGGCCGGTATGCACCTATATGCCAGCGGTACCGCGCCGATCCTGGTGGTGGCCGCTGGCCTGACCTCGCTCGGCGCTGCGCTCGCGCGCGTGGTGGCGCAACCGTCGGTGACCGGCAATGGTTAAGGGCGCACCAACCCAGCGGCGCGGCCTGGTCGCGCTGGTCGGCGCCGTGGCCGCGACGGCGCTACTAAGCTTCACGCCCGCGTTCGAAGGCACGGAGCTGTCCACCTACCGCGACATCGCCGGCGTGCTCACGTACTGCACCGGCGCCACCGAGAACGCGGCCTGGGGCAAGACGTACACGCCCGCGCAGTGCCGCGCGCAGCTCGATCGCGACTTGGAGCGGCACGCCGCCGGCATCGCCATGTGCATCCCGCTCGCGCGCCTGAGCGATGGCCAGAAGGTGGCCTTTGTCGACGTCGCCTACAACATCGGCGTGAGCGGCTTCTGCGGCTCGAGCATGGCGCGGCGCGCGAACGCTGGCGACATGGTCGGCGCGTGCAATGCGCTGCTGGCCTGGAACAAGGTCAAGGTTCTGCGGCCAGTTAAAGGCCCCGACGGGAAGCCGCTCAAG